TCTCGTATTCTTGAGGCGACATCTTCTGAACTTGCGACTCACGAAGATACGTAGATGCTTCATTCTCTTGTGGCTTGCTGCGGCTGTTCTTTGTAGATACAGACTTTGCAGCATCCTTATCTGACTTAGGCTTTTTAGTCGTAATGCCTGTGTCAGCTTTATACAAATCAATTGCTCGTGCGGCAGAACGTGCATCGTTGTCATTGTCATACAACGCATCCTGTACCCACTTAGGCTGGTCTTCTGCCCACTCGTGGAACTCATCGCTGTCACGAATCTCGTCAAAGTCAGGATGAATACGCATAAGTTCTGCTTCAGCTTTTTCTTTAGTAGCAGACATTTGCATCTCGTCAATTGCTCTGAGGCGTTCTTCCAGAGCAGTAGATTGCTCACGTGCCTTCTTCATTGCAATTGTCTCAACGATGGCTGCTACGTCAGGATATTCCTTTGCCCATTGCTCAATGTCCTCGTCGGACTTAGGCAGCTTCATTTCCTTTTTAGTAGCTTCACTAAGCTGTCGCTTTAGTGCTTCTAGTTCAGTTTTGAACTCTTCAGCTTGTTTCTGCTGATGCCTACGTAGGTCAGAGTAACGCTTCTTAAAAGTTTTTTCCTCTGCGTTTGTAGGCTCTTCTTCTTCTGGTTCAGCAGCTTCTTGCTCTACTTCACCACGTTGTTCTTTGAGCATCTGCTCAAGTTCTTCTTCTTCCATTTTACGTTTGTCTTCGTTACTGTACTTACGATTTGCAAACGCTACTTTTTTAGGTGACTGCATTTCTTCAGCCATAATTTCGGCTTCTGCCATTTTTACTTCTCCTAGTTGGGGCCAACCGTAGCCACGTCGGGTGGGGGATTAGGGTAGCCAACATACGTGTGGACTATTTTTTAGAAGCTAGTCCACCTTGCTTCATCTTCTTGACTTTGGGTTTTGGTTTAGATGCTAAACCACCTTGATTGCCGTACATTTTATCGTAGTCACTTTGGCTTCCTACACTGGCACTAGAGTCTGGCTGACTCCAATCCGTGCTAGACGAGCCTGTACGACCTCCACCAGAAGACTGGCCACTGCTGCTATCTGATCCACCACCAATGTCACCAAAGTATGATTCATTTCTTTCTCGTGTCAACTCAGCACGAGTTTTTCCTGTACCAGCAGTAGGTGCGGAACCAAGGTCTTCGTCGTAACCCGTGTCTGCTGCAACTTCTTTTGTGGCCTCTTTAATTTTTTGTTGAATTATGTTATCAAAAATTCGATCACGTTCTTCGTCATTACTAGCCAATTCGTTTGCACGTTTAAGTTGCTCTCGTGTTTCTTTAGCAATACGTTCTTGTTCCGCAACTCTTTTATTAGCTTCTCTTGTAAGTGCGTCTTGTTTTATGTTTGCTAAAAGATCGCTAGTGGCAGGAGAATTTGCCCCCGACTCATCAATAGAAGTTTTTAACCGATTATACTCATCTCCAGTAAGTTTGAATTTATCTTTACCCCTTTGGAAATTAACTGTAACCCCTGATGGTAAAGGCTTACCAGACAAAAGACCAAACGCTGTTCCTGCAACGCCCATAGCACCCGGCATAAATCCTTCCGGCATATCAAATGATACGCCATATGTTTCACCACCTACACCAAGCCTACCACCACCGGGACCAAACATTTCTTCTTCTTCCCGGCGGCGACGGTCATCATCGCTATCATCTCGTTCTACTACACGTGTTGTTTCGGGTGTAGCAGGAGTAACTTCAGTTTTAGGCGGCTGCGTTTTTTGATACTCTTCCATAGTAATAAAACCATCTGGAATTGCAATCGTAGGCTGGCCACCTACAAAAGTAATAACACGTTTCTCGCCGGTTTCGGGATTAATATACTCTTTAGTTGTTACCTCTGGATCAGTAGGCGTCTTGGGAAGGAATTGTTCTGGTGTTGGCAATGTAGTCGGCACAGGTTGTGTTGGAACAAACTGTTGTTGTGCAGGTACATATGCTTGCGCCATTGGTGTCTGACCGTACTGCGGCATCTGATACGGCATGTATCCACCTACACCACCCGCAAATGCAGACTGCTGTGTACCCGCAATACCATATGGATTACTCTGTCCCGGTACAAAACCACCGACATTATACTCAAGATCGTCTTCCATGTCAAGATCATTAATGTCAAACGGAAGATCATCCGGCATAATGGCTTCATCGCTATTGCCCATCTGTCCCATGTCTTCCATCGTTTGAAGGCCCATCTTAGCTTGTTGACGCATTTGCATTAGTTTCTCAAGGCCAATAAAACGAACTACGTCTGCAGGAAATACAAACTCTCCCTCGCTAAGTTGCGCTGGAATATCGTCTCTTACTTCCTCTTGTGTAGAGCCGGGTGGCACATCATTGCCCGACACAGGGTCTACTGTACCACCTTCATCCATAAGACCGCCGTCTTCAAATAGTTCCATTTGTTTAGCTATGCCGCCTTTTTCATAGTAACGACGTAATTTTTTTAGACTATTTTCTCCTTCTGTAGACAGAGGTTTCATAAACCTTTCCCCCCGCTGCATATCTTCAATAGCACGTGACATAATACGTTTGCGGAAAGCCTCTCGCTCTTCTTCCGTCATACTATTGAGAGACTCGATCATATCTTCGGTAATAGGATATGTTTGCATTTCAGATTCTGTAGTAGACATGCCGCCCTCGTTAAAATGTCTTAGTATAGGTATGTAAGGTTTAATTTTTTGAAATGTAGATTCGTCATCTGGTACGTCAACAATAGGCACTTCCGTATCGGTATCACGAATTTCACCCGGTTGATTCAAGTATTGTGCCGGGTCACTTTCATCCGGTATAGACGGTACAAACTCGTTACGTTCCAGCGGGGCAAGTTCTGCAAAAGTTTTTTTCGCAGACTCCCTGCGACGATCAGAGTGTTGAATACCGGGAAGTTCAAATCTATCTGTGATAGCATCTGAAATTTGTGCTGGGTTTGTATTAGTCTGTAAATACGCTTTTATAGTACCGGCATTTCCTCCGCCCATATTTTTTGCGTATTTGTAGTTAGGGTCTTGTGAATCCTCACCAGCCATAACCATGTCTAAAAAATAATCTAACTGCGATTCTGCGCTATCTTCTTTGTTCTTATCTTCTAGGTATTGCTTATACCATGTTTCATGTCCCGCTTTATTGCGAGGATCATCAAACTGAAACAAACCATAACCGCCACTTTCTATTGTACGAGGATCACGAGGATTACCGGATCGAGTTTGACGTTGTGTGTAATCGAATGATCCACCGGTTTCTACGTCAATGTTTCCAACAATACCTGCAATAGCTGCATTGCTTAAGCCACGTTTTTTTAAGTGATCTATAACTCGCTGCTTATTATCGCGGAACTCTTGGCGTCCTGCTTCTTTCATCTCTGCTATTTCTTTTTCAGAAGGTTTACTTTCTGGAAGCGACATGTTACGAACACGTTCCCTGTCTGTAGCTTTCAGTATTTCTTCCATCTGCGCTTTTGATGGTTTAGAAGTTGGACGTTCCATTAATCTCATCCCTGAGTTGTTTTAGTTTACGCAATACTGCTATTGCTCCTTGCTCTCTATGCAAGGCAATAGTATCTGTTGATTGTTCCATTACTTTATGATGCTGCGCAATAGCATCATCGAAGTAGTTATTGAATGCCTCCCATTGGCGGTTGTTGTTGACCACCGGCTTCAGGCGGCTGAGTATTTGTTGCTTGTCCATTTCCACTAAATCCTTGTTCACCCGGAGTAGGAGCCATACCTACGCCCATTGTGCCGCCCCCTGCACCAGAAGTATCCATAGCATCTGCACCAGCAGGTGCGCCTTGTTGTTGCTCTGGTATCGGTGCTTGGAACTGTTTCATTAGTTCCGCTTGCAGGGCAGCTTCACTCATATTGTTGGTAACTTTGTCGGGGTCAAGGTCCATAGACTTTGCAATCTCGCGGATTACATATTGGAACTTTGCGAATGGTGCAAGAGCAGGATTACTTGCTACTTGCAGGAACTGCATGAGACGCTGACTACGTACTTCGTTAGCCATGAGGCTTTCTGTTCCACGTGCTTTAACTTCAAGGTCGCCTTTAATTTCGGGATCAAAGTCAAACTGCATGTTAAAGCGGAAGAAACCTTCGCCAAGAGGACGGAGCAGATAATCGTCTACATTCTTGATGACAGTCTTGATGCTACCAGCAGCAGCACCCATTAGCATGGAGATGCCGCTGGCAGTACGACCAACACCGGTAACACCGGTTTGACCGTGAGCAAATGACGGGAAGCCGGTGCTTTCGTCTGCAAGCTGCCGTGCCTTGTCAAACAGCATCATATTTTCAGAAGACACATTCGGGAACTTTGTGCCAAAGATAGCCTGACCCGGTGCGCCGCCCTGACGACGGAACACCTTACCCGGATATAGAGACAGGTCTTGTCCCGGTACCAGATTGGTCTCGTCTACCTCTACAATCAAATTGCCTGACAGCACAGCGTTATCTACAGCCATACGCATGAAGCCGTTCATCAGCGTCTGCGTGTCGTCCATGTTCTCTGCAATACCTACACCAAAGAAGCTGTATGGGTTTAGTTCATAAGGTGCAGCTACGTAAGGAATACGTGCTGGCTTAAACGGATTCAAAACCATACGTAGAAGTTTACCGTTACAAATCCACACGTTTGCCTGAAGTTCATCAAAGTCTTTCAGTTCTTTTGGAATGTCTACGTTATTCTCTTCCAGCAAGTCTGTGTCTACAGTACCCCAATATTCCAGCACTTCAAATCGTTCAATACCGTGTTCTGGCGCATAGTCAGACAGATCATCTTCCCAATACTTTTTAGTGTAGTTTTCGCCCATCCTAATTGCTTCGTCAATAACTTGATCACGGAAATACGGACGCTTTTTAAGTTGACGTAGTTGGGAACGAGACAGCTTGTGCCGTTCAATAATAAACTGCGCCTCATCCATGTTATTTGAATCTGGATCAGGGTAGAAGTTCCATACCGATACATGATTTACTTGTGGCACAGTTTTGAAAACAGGATCGTATTCGCCATCATCACTCCAGTTAGCGTACTCTTTATCTGTAGCAAACGGACCTTTCATGATGCCAGTGCCGAATAGTGCCATTTCAAATGCACTGCTGCGCAAGTTCTTGTTAGCACCAGACTCCTCAAGCTGGTCGTGAATTTTCTTCTGCATCTTCTTAGCTGCAATCATAGCAGGGCTAAACTCAATTGCAGTAGGCGTCTTGCCTGGACCTTCTTTCAGTTTATCTTCTACAGGCTGCAACTTTTCACCAAGAGGACCAAGCTGTTCTCGCAGTGATTTAGCTGTAGCACCCGGCGGTAAATCACGTCCGTCACCCGGAAAACCGTAAGGGCTAGACAGCATTGTATCGCCACGCAGCTGCTCCGGTTCTTGCGGATCAAAATGAACATCAGCAACTACGCCTTCCGGCAGTTCAGTAGGCTCAATGGAAAGTGGAAACTTATTGTTAGCAAACAGCACGTCAACAATCTGACCGTAAGCTGCCAGTGTTTTGGTCTTTGTAACCTTGATAAAGACACGAGACTTTTCAGATTCAGTGAACTGGACATCAGGTCCATAGAGACCCCTGTAGTTACGGTATGCTCTAAGCCACCGTTCTTCGTCCTGATACCGGTAGTCTTCGGCTCGTTTGTACTTTTCCATGATTACAGGAATAATGTTAGACACATCTGCATCGTACTGCACAGAATCGTCTGTATCCTCCAACGCAATAGCGTCGTCTTCAATCATGATTTCATCTTCATCCATGTTACTTTTCCTTAGTAGCCAAAGGTAGAATCAGCTATTTGCATTCCGCTTGACGGTCTGCCGTGCGGGTCGTAGTCGAAAATAGAGAACCGGGGTCGAGACATAATCCCATACCGGAGGGCGTCGTACAAATGGTCTTCAGACTTTGTGTCAACGTCTTCTGGATTTTTCTTGTCAATCGGCAGGGCCGGTAACTGACTGATGACATTTGTGCAGCTATCAAAAAATACAAGTCTAGGTTCCTCTGTAAACTCATCAATCTGAAGACGCCTGTGTATTTCGTTCTTACCGGCTACACGACTACCTCTACTTCTGTCTGATGGACGCCAACGGCATCCCTTACTAATCATCTGTTCCGCAAGAGACGGTCCAGTATCGCCACGCTTATGCCAAAGACTGCTATCCAGCACACCATACTTAATGTTCCCATCTTCGGCTTCCAAGTCCAGTATCATATCAGCCAAGTCTGTGGCGAGGACTTTGCTGACGTATAGTTCTCGATATACGATAAGTTGCTCGTCAGGCGCAACTGCAAACCAAAGAACGCCAGTATAACTCCCGTAGCCATAGTCACATGCACGAAACTTGACCCAGTTACTAGGGATATAAAAAGGTTCAACAACATGAACCCGCCTATCAAACTCAGTAAACGCTGCGCCTTCTTTGATGTCCCAATCGCCTTCAAGAAGCTGCCTACGCTGCTGTTCTGGAAGCGAGAGGAGCATGGCTTCATAGTCACCCGCTGTCGCAAGGTATGGGTTATCAGAAAGTCTTGCCGGGATAAAGCGTCTCTTAAATAGGGACTTTCCAGCCTTGCTATGTCCAGCGGGGTACTTGAGTACCTCTCCTGTTTCAATGTCGGTTGCATCAAATTGCCTATTATACGGTGCAGGGTCAATAAACATTTTCTTAACCCAGTGATGCCCTCTACCGCCGGGGTTAGTCGTAGCCCTCATAAAGATAGGCAAATCAGGTGCAGTGGACCGAAGACGACTTCGCATATAATTCCATGCGTATGGTGTGGCCCATTGTGTCAGTTCGTCAAAGCCTATCCAGCTAAAAGCCAGACCCTGATAACGCAAGACATCCTCATCCCTGTCTAGGTAGGACATCCACAACCTTGCGCCAGATGGCGCGGTCCACTGCATCTTTCTTTCTGACCACTTGATACCGGGCCAAATTTTTGGATACAACTCCTGAGACTTGAAGATAAGTTCACGCAGTTCTTCTGTCGTGTGTCGCAGGAGCAGTCCGCTAAACTGCGGATGTCCCATGTAACGCAGTGGGTCAGCAAGCATTGCATATGACTTACCGCCCCCTGCACTGCCGCCGTAGAGAACTTCACGTTCCGATGCGGCAAGAAATTCTGTCTGCGGACCCGGATTAGGTTTGAATAGTACGTTAGCATGTTCTTCAATGCTAGATGCTTCATATTCAACCTCTGCAATTTCAACCGTTGGCTTTTGCTCCGGTTCTTGCTTCTTCGATTTCCTTCGCTTTGGCGATTGCCGTTTCCGCATACTCTGCCCACTTGCGGAGGCTTTTAGCTGTGTTCTTACGCTGTCGCTCATGTGCTAACCGTTTCCTCAATCCTACGTGTGAGATGTATCTGCCGCTGTTTGATGTCAGCCAGTTAGCTACCTCACGGTAAGAATACTGATTGACGTATTTACGTGCCTTCTCTAGCAAGTCTAGTTCGACTTTGATAGGGTCAAGAATGTCGGGGTCTTCTTCGTTCTGCTTATAGCCAAATGGTACAGTCCTTGCAATACGCGGGATAGGCACCCATTCGTTTTCTTCTTTTATGTCTGTGGGCTGTGGTAACTTCCACTTGCCTACGCTTCTAGTCATTTCTTTTTACGGTTATCTACGCTGGAAAGAACCATACCACCTTTACGATAGTCAGTCGCGCCACGAGATTTTTTAGTGGACATTCCGCCTTTGTTGAAGGTCATCTGATCATCAGCTAACATTTTCATTAAATTCTCTTGACGCAACTCAAGGATTTTAATTTCTTTAGGAGACAATTTAGGATTTGTTAATTGTTTATCAATATATTCAATGCGTGAAATAACGCTGTTATCGCCTTTTTTGTTTATAGCAGCCATCAGTCATCCTCCTCTACTGCGGCTTTCGGTGGCATAAGCATAACACCACCGGATGCCTCTACCTGCATCTTCTCTGTCTTTACAAGACCTACACGGTCAAGCAGTTCTTTTGCAGCAGACATCTTATCACGAATGCCAAGTTCAGTTGGGTCATACAGTGCGCCGGTCATAGCCATAGCAGCCTTCGGTGCATTACGCGCCATGTACATCTGGGTGGCCTCAAGGATTTCTTCCTTCAAGCCCTTGACAATTTCCCCAGTCGAACTTGTGTCAGAGTACCCAGCCATCTTCTTAGCCATGACCATATCGCCACCGGCTTCATCAAAAAGAACAGCCAGAAACTTCTGCTGCTTCTCTGTTAGTTGTCTAGCCATATTACTTACCTTTGTTTTGGCACTTACCTACAGCACTGCAGTTAGCAGGTGTCGGACAACCTTTACACGGTTTGAAATCTTTAGACATTAAAACTCTCCGTTGTGCATTGCGTTAGCAAGTTTGGTAGCACGTCCTTTGACTTGCGTTGCCCACCTGCTGTCCAGCATCTCTTTTGCTGCTGCTTCAAAGTTGCCCTCATGAATGGCATTCCACATATTCTTAAACTTACACAGACGAGGTACACCAAGATTAAATGCCATATCTACGAGAACAAGTTGACGTACAGCGTCTAAGTTCTCTACGCAAGGGTGCGCAGCGAGAAGTTCTTCTTCGACAATCTGTACGTCATTCTGTGCGAGGTACATGGCGTCAGCTTCAGTGATGCCATCAGAATAAACATGTTCAATAGTCGGATAATCCATCCAGTCCAGTTCATCCTGTGTGATACCCCGGTCATCTAGATTTCTACCAATGCCGATTGTGTTGATGCCAAGCGTGTCCTGATACACCTCAAGACGCAGCCCTTCATGGCTAATCAGCTTCTCAATCAAATTGTCTCTACGATATTTCATTTCTCGTGTCCCATCCATACGGCAAACGCACCAGTCATTGCGCCAGTGACTACACTAACAAGAGCAGACTGCTGCGTCGTCGGGTCTGGCAAAGTCATGAACCACTCAACGACACGCCAAGCAGACACGGACATCATAATCATCATCAGGCGTGGCAGGATTTTCCAAGCCAGCACTCTTTCCATTACAATTGTCATTTGTTTTTACCAAAGAATTTTGTAGCTGAACGTACGCCAAAAGAAGCGGCAACGATGACTCCCAGTGAATACTGATACCATTCAGGCATTGCATTGAGTTGTGCGAAGCCATTTGCAACTACCTCTTCCATACCGGGAATGAATGCGAGGATAAGCGGAATGCTGAACAAGATAGTCAGCCATTCATCCTTCCACGAAGACTGACTACCTTTAGCCATCTCCAAGTCCCAATCAATTTCACCCGTAGCCTTCTTCTCCATGATAACTGCTTCAGCACGTGCTTTAGCGACCTTGGCTCCGGTTTCTGCTTTCTTTGTTTCAACTTTGCCTTCTAGCCATGTGCCAGCTAAACTAGCTATAGGTCCGATTAGTGCCTGTATCATTTTGCTTCAGTTCCCATATCTTTTTCTTCAGGAGAAATACACGATTATCAAAGTCAGACTCAACGTCCACTAGCCTTACTTCACGAGGGTCGTTATGAGCCTCTGCGAAATCTTGCAGTCTTTTTTGCAATTGACTGAGGCTGTCGTACAAACTGTTGGCCTTTCCGTGTTCCTGCTCTTTTGGCTCTAGTTGTAGCAGAGTATTCAGCAGATGTCAAGGATTTAATTGCTTTCTCTGGGAGATAGCGTTCACCAGTCTGTGCTGATGGCTTACCAGACTTAGTGCGCCACTTCTGCTTTGTCCAGTCTTTGAGGCTTTGCTGGGGAGTGCGAAGTGCCATTAAATTTTTCCCTGTGAATGTAGTGCTAGTATAACAAATGCAGCCAAGACTGTCAAGCCCACAATTAAAAGAAATGTCACAATAGCTATTTCAAAATACATCTTACGCTTGCGTATGCGTTCTTCTTCTGCCTCACGTCTAGATACACGTGCCTTTGCCTGAAACTTCTGCCAGTCATTCCATAAACCCGGACGGCCTGTGTATATCATAATCTGACGAAGTTGCTCTTCCTGCTCACGTATCTGCTCAAGAGCCAAGAACTCTTCTAGGTCACCGCCGCCACCCTTCTTCTGGGTTTTCTTTTGCAGGTCTTCTTTGGCACCGACGAAGCTTGCAATCGCACTACCGGCAGCAGCAATGTCCTTGCCGTTCTGGACAGCCGTCTTGATAACGGCGAAGGCAGCGTTGGCAGCAGCGAGTTCGGCAAGCATCAGTACGTCTCCATATCTTCGTTCACTAATTTGGGTAAGCAATATGCAGAGATATTCTCTCCCTGCTTATGGAGTTTCTGTGCATACCAGACACATTCATTCAGGTCACGAAAGTACATGTCGCTGCTGACCTGACGTTTGTCTTCTCCTATCCCAAGAAATACCAATAGGAGAAAGACGTGTTTCATTTCATTTGTCTACAGCCTCGTCATGTAAAACCCATTGCAGACGTAATACGTCTTGCCTTAACTCTTCAATGTCTTTTGCAGTGGCATGGCCTACCATAACTTCCCGCATCTCAAGTTGCAGGTCATTTACAGTTTTCATATTCCACGCAGCAAGAGCCATCAGCAATGCCATCAAGCCGCCAACAATTTGCTTTTCCATTACTTGTAGCCGCCCCCTGCTGCCTTGTATTCACGTGCCAGCATCTGCGCCTTACGTGCTGACCACTGACCGGGCTTGCCACCCTTACTGCCAGCTTTAATCTTTTCAAATAATCTTTTTCTCAGTGCTGGCTTAGTGTAGTTGCCAGCTTCATTAACTCTACTCTTGCTCTTCTTTTTAGACTTCTTCGGTTTGCTAGCTTTTCTAGCTGCCCCGCCTTTCGCAAGCTTTTGCTTTTTCGCCACGCCTTTAACTGTTCCTTTGTTGGCTGCTGCATAGAACACGTCCTCGCCTTTTTCTACACCATACTGCTTTTTCATGGCAGCTTTAATCTTAGAACCTTTAGCTGTGAGGGGCATTCTCCTATCTCCTATGCTCTACGGGCAGGGTTGTAGTATTCTTTTACAGAAACGGTTACACCCAAATTACTACCACCACCATTAAATGCCGTAATCTTATCGCCAGCATGTAAGTGTAGTCTGTCTGCCGTAATCATGTTGAATACGTCATTACCCGCAATAGATTTATTGCTTAGAATGGTATAATATGCGTTGTCTTCTTTGTGATACCACTGTATGCTTACGGTATCTGTAGAAGCTGCACCATTACTGATATGCAGGAACTCCACCGTAGCATCGTGAAAGTTTGGTACAGTATATATAACATTAGAACTAGCACCACCAGCAGTAGCAGTAATGGTCACGCTTTCCGTTGCGGTATCAAATGCGGCAGGTTGTACCATTAATCATTCCAATTCAGCACATCTCTGTGCTTTTTCCAAAACCAATTACCAATACGAGTAAAGGGCTTGCCCATGTAGAGCAAACCCCAGCCGAAGTATTTAACCGAAGTACGTTTTAGGTTTGTTAGCTTTGTTAACATTCTTCTTGTGCCTTCCGGGTCTACGAATACGACGCTTCTTCATGAAGCTGTTTGCGAATTGCTTGGCCATTACTTCTTCTTAGCGTAGCCGCCGTATGCCATGTAACCCATTCTATTGCGCACTGCAGTTGGCAGCTTCGCAAGACCGGGATTATCTGGTTTCTTCATCATACCGCCAGCGGCCATCTTCTTAGAAGAACCTTGAGTGGCTGGCATAGACGCACCGCAGTTAGCATATCCACCCTTATTGTATTTCTTGGCTTTCATTTTCTTCTCCATTTGTTTTCTAGGCATAGAACCAATGCCGATAGAAATAACAGTTACGTTGTCACTTTTTTTCTTGGCCATTATTTCTTCTTCTTCAAGTTACCCTGCTTACCATCGGCAGCAGCTTTGGCAGCAGCACTACCGGTGCCGCCATACTTTGCCATGAGCCTACGACGATCCGCTGCATCCTTCGGAAAGATGTTACCCTTCGGACCAAAGCCTACATTCTTACCGGCGGTGACTGGCTTTGGACGTGACTTAACAGTAGGCTTACCCTTTGCCGCAGCTTCGCTCTGTTTAGCTGAACGATCCTGTGTAACTTTAATAGGTTTACGCTTACCCTTTGCAGCTGCTTCACTTTGCTTTGCAGAACGATCTTGCGTAACTTTAATAGGCTTGCGCTTAGGCTTAGGTTTTGCCGCAGCTTCACTTTGTTTAGCTGAACGATCTTGCGTAACTTTAATAGGTTTTTTCTTAGCTGCCTCTGCTTCTTTTCTTTTACGAGATTCTAGTTCAGCACCTGCCAATGCAGTTACTGCTGCAAGTGCAGCTGCAGCACGTTGTGGTTTATCACCAACTTTAGACTTTGGTTTTGCTTGTGGCTTTGGCTTGGCTGCAGGTTTAGCAGATGGCTTGGGTGCTGTAGCCTTCGGTGCAGGTTTAGCTGCAGTACCGGCAGGTACACGTACCTTTGGCTTGGGTGCGGCAGCTGTAGTGGGCTTACCACCCGGTGCTGTAGCACGAGGGCGTGGCTTCAATGCACTGACAGCTACATCCGCAGGTTTCTTTAGTGTAACACCACTAATAGGCTTGGCATTGGATACTTGGGCAGCAGTAGGCGTTGGGTTGACCTTTGCATTCGGGTACATCTTCTTTGCCCGTTTTACAAAGTCCATAGCACTCTTGGTCAGCTTACCGCCAGTACGGGCTAGCTTTATAGTACCCATACCCGGAATCATAATCAGAGCAATGTCACCCATTGCACCAGCAGCAGTCTTCTCTCCTGCCTCAAAGCCTTTACCAAAGCCTTCGATCTTTTTAAGTTCTTCTAGTTGAAATTCGTTAAACGCCATTACTTTCTCCTAATTACCATTTAACTTTATGAGACCAGTATTTTGCTGATAGCTTACTGGTAGGTTTGCCTTGCGCATCGTGACGCGCATAGTAACTGCGTTTACGTGCTTTGTCTTTCGCAGTCTTAGGACTTTTGCCAGCACCTTTAACGCCCTGCTGACCGAAGCGTATAAACTTGTATTTGCCACCCTCAGATGCCATTACGCAATGTGACTTTGTAGGATGTTTAGGTGTCCTCTTCGGCTTGTTTACACCGGAGAGTCCCTCTTCCTTCATCTTATTCTTTACTCTCTCAGGAATAGCCATTGCTAGACACTCTCTTGTTTGTCACATTTATACAGATACTGATGAGGTACGGGTAGGGTCACCGACAGTGCTGCAATCATGTTGTGCGCACGGAGGATGCACTCCTGCTGTGTCTCATACGGACCCAGCGTATCTGTAGCTTCAATACATAAATCAGCTTGGCCTATGACACAAGCTAATACCATTGCAGTGAACATATCTATGCCTCATTCGGCTCTTTCCATCCCTCTGCCCTCATGGCGTCCTCTACATGTTTCAATGTAAATGAACGACCGTAATGCGCTTCAACTGCCTGTCGTACGAAGAAGACATCACTGTGAGGGATATGCAAACGGTCTAGGGAATTAGTACGGATAGCATCATAGAATGCTTCAAGAACATTATCTGTGTATAGTTTTACGGATTTCTTCGCCATTGTCAAGTAAAATCTTTCATTAGGGTCACTTAAAGTGATAGTCCGCATCACTTAAGTGTCCATTTAAATGTATTTATAGATTTACTAAATAACATTTAAGTGATCACTTATAGTGTATGTTCGTCTAGTTTATATAATTATACCAGATTACACATAGCGTGTCAATAGTAAAAGTGCAAGTCCGCGTTAATTGTGATATATGTTACAATATGTAACAGTATGTGAGTAGAGTATTGCCTAAAAAATAGGCAGATTGTGCAGTGCTTGTGCATGTATGTGTATCAGTTGTCACTGTGGTTAACACTCAATTTTACTGATCTGTGTGTTTCTGTGTATATATATACCACTAACGTGGGGGTGGCCCCTGCCTACCCCTTTGATATTGCGCGATTATGGGCGGGTGGCGCAGGATTGGCGGCGATTGGCTGGCATCAACCATGCTTTGTCCTTTGTTTTCAATGGGTTGAGGCAGTCATCTGAAGCAAAGCAAGTGATTGACTATCACTTGACGTTTTAATGTGCTAACACAACAGCACGTTTTTGCAGATGGTACCGCCATGTGACAAAGCCAAGCATATACCCACACCTTTATATATACACGTAAGCGTTCCCCTTTTGTTCTCATATCCCGTGCCTACACATGAACGAAACAGGACCGAACTAGGAACGAAACAGGAACACTCTATCTGTCCCCATTCGATACCCCGAAAAAACCTAATAAAAACAATGGTCGAAAAAAAGTGTTTGCAAAGCGTTTTTGTTTCAGGCAGTTTCTAATCATCAGAAGCGACGACGCTCTGCCCTAGGCAAGACAACCCGCGGACGATACCGCCAGATAACCCTAGACTGCCACGGGCGACATAGGGCTGGCACTAGAAGACAGACTACCCCGTCCGCATAGGGGAATAGAAGCGGATAGCTTGCAAGGCTAGGGTTTGCCCACGTAGCAAGCGAAGATAAAAAAACCTGTTGACTACCAAAGCCGATTAGATTAGGCTTTAGAGACTGAAGAAAAGGTGACGGGCCACCTCAAAAGCCGCCAGTGCGAGACACTGACCAAAAACAGGGCAAAGACCGGTCAAATTACCGATAGCCTAGCGAACCGATACCATGTGCGGACTATGCACGGGCGAAGGGTGGTCAATCTTGACGCAACCAGTCGGACTACAGCACGATGCACCAAGGGGCAAAGTGTATGACCAACAAGGGCGGCAAGGGAAATCCCAACTCCAGATGTAAAGGGGCGTAATATCAAAAGACCAGTTTTGTGTGTTGTCTGGTCTACCGCGTACAGTGCTACCGGTCAAATCTACATTCGGACCCGACAAGTATCTATACCAACCGCAGATGCCCTAGCTGTCCTTGGACATGCCGCTGACGCAAGAGGTGTGAAAAACTGCCGATAGCAAGGCAGGTGAAAATCGGGATTATGACAAGATACCGGCGACAGTGCGCTAGTCCTTTTGGGCAGTTAAGCATGGTCGCCGGTACACTCTTGACAGGTGTTGTTAGGGGGTGTAATGTCACACCCACAACCTAACCAACCACGAGGTAATTATCATGTCTAAGCAAGCTATCAATGTAAATGTCAACGTAGCATATTGGTTTCAAGGCACCGGTCTGACCGGACAGAATTTGTCTGAACACAACCAGAACAAATTCACTCGCGTTGCTACCAAATACAAGCGCAAGACGGGCAACAAGCTGTCCAAGATGCGTTGCTACAAGGCCAGCCGCCATGCGGCACGTCAGATCAAAGACGAGTTTGGCACCCGCATTTTGTCCAATTCGATCACAACATTCGAGATGTTGCTGACCGGTATTGACAAGACGCTGGATCGCAAAAACCACACGATTGATCTTGGCTCGTTCAAGGTCGATGACATTGCTGACCTTGCATGTGCGCCAACAGGTGCGGCAGCACATCGCAAATCCGCTTGACTTCGTGGGGGTAATGCTCTATTCGTAGGGCATTGCTCCCCCTAACACTACCAACCAAGGGTGATTATTATGTCTGTAGAAAATATCCTTGCCATCTACAAGCTGGCCACGCCAGAGGAAAAGCGTGATGGTATTGTGTGGTATGCTGACGCATTGCGTGACTGTACCCGCATTGCCATTGACCTAGACCTGCCCATTCACATTGTGGTGGGTGCTTGTGCTGGCCTATCGCCTAACAACAAGTGGCCGCGCAATGTTGCCAACACCCGTGATCTATGCACTGCCTTCATCAATGGTGACGGCATCGACAGTGTCAAAGTGTCCACCTATGGTGCCAACAAGCGCAAGGCATGGTCTATTCTTGAGGATATGCTTGACCATGACGGGGTGATTGACAGGCTGAAAGGCCAGAAAACCACCAGTTTCTATCGCAACATCATGGGCGATGACACATGCACCATCGACGGCCATGCGCGAAACATCGCATATGGTGAGCGTATAGGCTTGACAGATGACAAGACCAACATTGGTGTCAAGGAATACAGGACACTACAGGCAGAATATGTAGCCGCCGCCAAGCGTACCCGTGTCAATGGCCGTGCGCTGAAAGCCTTTGAATTGCAAGCGATTACATGGGTGACATGGCGTCGCATTCACAATATCAAGTAGTTTCGTGGAGTACCTATGCGAAGCGATAGGCGTTGTAAGACATGCCATGACATAGGTGTAGACCCATACTGTTACAGGGGTGCGACGGTATGGGTTGAAGAAAAAGCACCCCACCTTATTTGTTATTGAATTTATAGGGGTGAAGTGTTACGGCAGCACAAGTGGTTCCAACCCACTAGGACAGGGTTCAATTCCTTGCACCCCTGCCAATGTATTAGTACGCTAAAACAAAAGAGGTGAAGATATGAAACGACAAGACTTTGCTAGGCTGGAACGCTATTCCAATGGCGACATCGTTGACCTGTATAATATCCATCACCTGTTGACAGACAAACAGATAGACCGTCTGTCTGATGATGACTGGTCAAGGGTACAGGAATACCAAGACGAATTGAGGATGATGATATACGAACTTAGGGGTTGACAATGAACGACCGCATCACTAGGATTAATCCTGTGGCAAAGGCCATGATGCAAAGCCGCAGACGCGCACAGGTTGTGCCTAACAAGAAGAAATACAATAGAAAGAGGGACAAGAATGCGAGTGAAGACAGACAAGTTCCGCACCAAGCGGGTAAACAAGCGACGGATGACTGAGAAGCAGGTAGTCCGTGCCAACGCCAAGCGTGTGAAGTATACTCTGCTGGACTACTGGTTTGACCGCGACGAACCTGACCAGCAGAGTGTCGCACACCACATGAACAGGAGATACCCATGACCTCTAACACATTAGAGATTGTAAAGCTGCGTCAAAAGGAAGCGTACTACAATGGCATGATGGACGGCATCGAAGAATTTATAAGTGTGTTGACAGAACACTACTTCAAGGACAAGGATGATCCAGTGCAATGCCCTCTTTACGAGGCCAGTGAAAACATGTATGGTTACTACATGATGGTCGTGGAAGAAACACAAGAAAAGATTACCGAACTAATGCAGAAGGAAAATGAAAATGCCTAATCACACAGACAACAGAGTAATCCTGTCACACGATGACACCCAGATGATTGACAACATCTACAACATCATGAACACAGACGACACAGAACTGTGCAACTACCTTGTCCCAGAGCCGCGTGACGATGCCGGTGAGCCTACAAGTGGCTGGTATGACTGGCGGCTGGAACACTGGGGTACCAAGTGGGACATATACAATGCCACATGTGACCGCATGGATGCCAACACACTTGTGCTGTCATTCGACACAGCATGGTCGCCGCCTATCCCTATCTACGACAAGCTGGTAGATATGGGCTTTGAGGTGAACGCACGTTATCTTGACGAAGGGTGGCTGTATGTCGGTGAGTATATCGACGGCAACGACTGGTCTACAGGTGATGTTGAAAGTGTAGTCACAGAATACCCTGACCTTGACCTTGAGTTCGGTATCAGTGAACATATGGCTGCTGAGTGGGCAGAGGAGAATGAAGATGCTGTTGCATGAGTTCTATGGACAGGGTGACTACCAAGACAGAAAGTCTATGGTATTCAAAGAGAACGATGGCTATGTTATCATCATGCTTGAAGATAAAACCATCTGTGAGGAACGCACAATCACCGGACACAGTGAGGTGTACGCTGAGAATTGTGCAGAGAACTGGGTACTAGGAGTGATATGATGAACAAGTATACTGCAGTCTACACGGCACATGATAGATATGATACGCCAATGGACGGTCCGACCAGTCGAGTGGAATATATCCAAGGCGAAACACTGGATGATGCCATTGAGGGACACATGAAACACATGAAGGCGTGGGCTATTCATGACATTGTGGGCGATGTTGTTCTATTGGAAGGGCATGTAAAACAGATTGACATTGGTGCTGGAATAGGGCATACAATGGATACGAGTAAAGACGTAATCATCACGGGAGTAAACAATGAACAGGTTTTTGATTGAGCATGACCCTGACAGCATCGCTAGGTCGCTATGTGACCAGCACATTGTCAAGATGCCACTAGAGGAAGCGCAGATGCTATGCACTAGCCTGTGGCACCATGCCCCTGAGTATGCAGAGGAGTGTGGCCTATACAAAGCCGTGCATCAGAAGCATCCATGTACCCTGTGGGCAATGGAGACACGTGCGAACTACCACTATGCGCTTATCTTATACAAGCGTATGCTTGATGAATACACACAACGCTATGGCAAACAACACGGTGCTGGCAAGCATCTGTCTGCCCTAGAGTATGGTATGAAATTTATACCATATGGCACGGGCAGATTGACACCACACCCACAGTGCTTCAGCGGTCACGATGACCTAAAGACAGATGATATATGGCCAGTCGAAGCGTACCGTGCATTCTACATCATTGACAAGATGCGCTTCGCTAGATATAATAAGGGACGTAAGATGCCACAGTGGATGCAAGCACACAAGGACGTGCTGGAAAGGATATTCAATGCGAACACTTAAAATAGAACTGACTGCGGATGAACGCAATACCCTTGAGCGTAAGATAGAACACTACTGGCACATGTTTCATCCGCTTGGCTACAACACAAGCCTTGACAGGCCAGCCTACTACGATGAAGATAGAAAGCTGTGGGTTGCCAAGGTAAGTAGATTTGAAAGCTGTGATTGAAAGGAGAATGACAATGGCAAAGCAAAAAACTGAATGGGAAGTACGTCGTGAGCAAGCAACTAAATCATGGAAGGCCATGACACCACACCAGCAACAGTGTGTGCTGGATATGCTGGCAGCATGGGTGCCTATCCGCAGTCGTGTCAGTGAGTTATGTTCGCTGGACTACGATGACCTGCGGGAAGTAGACAGCGCATGGTATCAGTTGAAGAACGCCATCGTTGACAAAGACGTAACAGTCAAGGAGTGGGATTTCTAGGCTTGACATTGTGTCTTATACCTCATATAATATGGCATCACTTAACGGACATAGGAGAGATACATGCCGTTTGATTATATAAACCAGTCCATCGTGGACGTACCAGAACACCTTGATTTCCCTGTGAAATATGAGGACACCAAGATGGATGGCCAGAAGTATGTCATCAATGGAGACACCGATGAATACATTGGCATCGTAGGTGATGGCTTCAAGTGCGAGAACCACGGTGACTTCTTCCGCAAGGTAGCTGCCACCATGACTGAGCATCTCCAGCCTCATGAGACTGAGGGTGCTGTAGTGACATGGAAGGATGCCTACAACAATGGCATGGCTATCATGGATGTTCGTCTGCCTAACGTGTCTGCCAAGATCAGGACCACTAGGCATGAGACTGACGTGCAGCAGCGTGTCATTGCCCTGCATGGTGTGAATGGCACATGCTCAAACGTGGCTATCTTTGGGGCGATTGATTTCTTCTGCCTCAACGGTATGATTATCGGTGAGCATGACAAGGTGAAGCGCAAGAACACCAGCGGCTTTGATATAGATGCCTTCATCCGTAAGCTGGGTGCATCTAAGGATAACTTCTACGCTAGGACAGAACAGCTACAGCGGTGGGCAGAAAGTCCACTGGTCCATGTAGATGTCAAGGCTCTGCTTGAAAGCATCATGAAGAATGACAAGCAAGCTGAGAAGATGTTCGCCCTGTATCGTGAGGAAGCAGTGACCCGTGGCCAGAACCTGTGGTCCCTCTACTCTGCCTTCACAAACTATGCAACCTATGCAGACGAGCGTAATGGTTTCAAGCTGCGTGAGACTGGCAACGATACCGAAGCCAAGACAATGCTTGGACGTGAGTTTGATGTGACCAAGTGGATCAACACCACACAGTTCCGGTCACTTGTCAGGGCAGCATAACATGACGACAGTTCTAGAAATAGCGGATGAATATTATTTGTCCCATGATTTCAAGAACTTGCGTGATGAGACTAAGGCGCAGTATCAATACTTTCATGGTGTCATGTTCGACACAGAGGTAGATGATACTCGCCTTGGTTCTTTGGATCATGCAAGCGTCACCACCAAACAAGCCAAGCTGGCGTACGATTTGTGGTGTGATCGTGGCATCTCATTTGCCAATCATGTCATGGCAGCGACACGTATCCTGTATAACTACGCAGTACGCATGGAGCATTGTAACCTGAACCCCTTTTCTACAGTCCGCAGAAGGGCCACACAGCCGCGCAAGACTGTCTGGGGTAGGGAAGATATACAAAAACTGCTAGACGTAGCGTACAGCGATTTTAGCACCCGTAATATTGGACTGATTGCACACATGGCATACGCTTGGTGTCAACGTGTAGGTGACATGCGTCTGCTGACATGGGGTGCGATAGATTTTGATGAGGCGCGTGTGCATATTGAGCAGTCCAAGCGTAGGGCGGAAGTGTTCCTGCCTATTGATGATGACTTGCTTGACATGTTACGTCAACAGCATGAGGACTTTGGCTTTCAACAATACGTTGCACCACGTCCACAGCCTATTGGTGGTAGCTACATACCGTACAGCCAGTACAAGCTGCCACTACACGCACGTAAGCTGATGGATGAGGCAGGATTGTCAAGCGAACTGCGTCTGTCTGACCTGCGCCGTACTGGCACAACCGAAATGGTAGAGGCTGGTGTCGGTATGGCACAAATTATGTCGGTTACAGGACACGCTAACCCACAATCAGTCAAACCATATATGAAAAATACGTATGAGAGTGCGAATACTGCGTTGACAGCACGTAAGATACATGGTAAAAGCACTTAACTGCCGCACAGGAGAGAGTATATATGAATAATATATATAACATTGTAAGTGATATGAATGTACCAACAGGAACTACAGTGAGAACTAAGTGTCCTAACTGTGGTCAACGTACATTCACAGTGACCAACAACATGGGATCACTGGTATGGAACTGCTTCCGTATGTCTTGCAATCTCAGAGGTGGCACACGTGTGCATATGTCTGCTGATGATATTCGTATGCAGCTATCAGATGCTGAGAGATTTGCAGGTGACTATGCCTTCGATGTTCCTACGTACCTCGTACCGTACAACTTCGACGTGGCTGAGTGGGCCAGCGAACTGTATGGTCTTGACGCAGAGGAACTAGGTTTGCTATATGATGTTCGTGAACACCGCGCTGTCTTTCCCATCAAGCATGAGGGTAAGATTGTAGATGCTACAGGCCGTGCGCTTGGTAGGCGTCTACCTAAATGGCGCAGGTATGGAAAAAGCGGCTTGCCATATGCTCATGGCTGTGGTAAAGTCGCTGTAGTTGTTGAGGACTGCGTGAGTGCCGCTGTGGTTGGTGGTGGTAACTTTGTCGGGGTTGCTGTGCTTGGGACATCTTTGTCAGATGCACACAAGAAGTATCTCACGCAGTTCTCAACAGCAGTCATTGCACTGGACCCCGACGCAGTACGCAAGACATTGCTTATGGCAAAAGAATTGAGGGGGCATGTGGAGAATGTCCGTGTCCTCTACTTGACAGATGATTTGAAATATCGTAATCCAACAGACATGCAAAACCTAGCCGACATAGGAGATAGATAATGGAAGTATCAATGCTAAGAAGTCTGATGGACAAGGGGTTCTACGACGACCATCGTGGTGCCAAGTGTCCTGACAGACTGTTCAGCGCAGACAATCGTAAGATCAAGCAGACGATTGACAAGGCGATGGATCACTACAATCGCACCGTCACACCGGATGAGGTACAGGCTTTGTTCCTGTCATCTAATCCAACGATGACCACTGCACAAAAGACAGGCTTCGACAGTCTGTTTGCTCAACTCAAACGCGAAGCACCTATGGGTAGCGACATTGCACAAGAGGTGCTGTCCAAGCTGTTCCAGAAGGTAGTGGGCGAGGACATTGCCAACATTGGCTTCGACATGGTGAGTGGTACGGGCGGTACAATGGAGACACTGCGTAACCTGCTTGAGCGTTACGGCGATGACTTCACGCCCAACCTCAATATCGAGTGGGATGACATCACCATTGAAACGCTAATGGCGAAGGCTGAACTGGAAGCACGGTGGTCGTTCAACATATCCAGCGTTGCTCGTAAGGTTGAAGGTGTTAGTGCTGGTCAGCTTATTGAGGTAGGCGCACGTCCCAACACGGGCAAGACATCGTTCCACGCCAGCCTGATTGCAGGTCCGAATGGCTTTGCACATCAGGGTGCCAAGTGTGTAGTCCTATGTAACGAGGAACCTACACACCGTGTTGGCGCACGATACCTGACCGCTGCCGCTGGCATGTCAGCACGTGAGGTCAAGGAGAACATGGGTAAAGCTAAGTCTCTGTATGAGCCTGTGATGAACAACATCAGGATCAAGGAAGCATCTGGTCGTGACATGAATTGGGTAGAGAGTGTGGCCAAGACGTATCGCCCTGACGTTCTCGTGCTTGACATGGGTGACAAGTTCAAGGCAGAGGGCGGCTTCGCCCGACAGGATGAGGCACTCAAGGCATGTGCTATTCATGCACGGCAGATTGCCAAAGCGTATGACTGCGCTGTGTTCTACATGTCCCAGCTTTCTGCAGAAGCAGAGGGCAGGTCGCAGTTGAATCAGAGCATGATGGAAGGATCACGTACAGGTAAAGCAGCAGAAGCTGACCTGATGATCCTGATTGGAAAGTCCGCAACCGTTGAGGGACAGGATGAAGATAGCCCAATGCGGCACATGAACATTGTCAAGAACAAGCTGAATGGTTGGCACGGTATGGTCAATTGTGAACTTGACTACTTGACAGCAAGATACGAGGGGTGATATACAATGCTTGGATTGATCGCAACTTTTGCTTTCGCTATGTTCGCAAATGATAACGCTGAGTTTATCAAGGATGTAGAACAGAAGAGGAACGAAGGATATCGGTTTGAGTATACAGGTAAGCATGAAGCTGATCCTAACATTCCGCACATCGCTGCGAATGGCAAAGTATACTTTAGTATGAGGAAGGAATAGATATGAAACTGACACTTGACGTAGAGAATACAGTCACACACCGTGACGGTAAGATGCACCTTGATCCATTCGAGGCGGACAACAGTCTAACTATGGTCGGCGTCCTGACTGATCAAGGGCAGGAAGACTTGATTGTATTTGACCACGAGGATAGGGAGCCTACCATTGGTGGCTTCTCCATCATTCAGAAGTGGCTTGACGAGGCCACGGTGCTTATCATGCACAACGCAGCACACGACTTGCTGTGGCTTTGGGAGAGTGGCTTCAAGTATGATGGCCCTGTGTTCGACACGATGCTGGCTGAGTATGTCCTGCAACGTGGCGTCAAGGAGCCGCTATCGCTTGAGGCATGTGCTGAACGCTACGATCTTGACACTAAGAAGCAAGACACCCTGAAGGAATACTTCAAGAAGGGCTACAGCACACGCACCATTCCTATTGATGAACTGTCAGAGTATCTGTCTGCTGACCTACATGCTACACAGCAACTGGCAGATCGTTTGTATTATCGTCTTAATACACCAGCGGATAGTGGGCTTATGGGTACAGTGGACCTGACCAATCAGGTTGCTGTCTGTCTGTCCCGCATTTACCAACGTGGGTTCACGGTTGATAGCAAGGCACTGGAAGATGTACGTGTTGAGTTTGAGCAGGAACGTGACCAGCTTACCGCTGACCTACAAGCACACGTGCGTAAGCTGATGGGTGACACACCTATCAACCTGAACAGCCCAGAGCAATTGTCTTGGGTTATCTACAGCCGCAAGGTAAACGACAAGCAGTTCTGGGCCACACAGATTGACCCGTACATGGACGATACATCCTTCCGTCATCTGGTCAATGCACATACCACTCGTCTCGCCAAGACACGGGCAGTGCAGTGTCGGGAGTGTAATGGCACAGGCTATGTCCGTAAGGTCAAGAAGGACGGCACACCTTTCGCCAAGCCCAATCGCTGTAAGGTGTGTGATGCACAGGGCTATCTGTTCCAGCCTACCAATCAGACTGCTGGCCTCAAGTTCAAGCCGCCGTCTGCCAAGTGGGCAAGTGCCAATGGCTTTAGTACCAGTAAGCAGAACCTAGAGACACTGGAGAAGGCAGCACGTGTCAAAGGAATGACAGATGCTGTTGACTTCTTGTCAAAGGTTCGACGCCTGTCTGCTGTCGATACATACCTGTCATCCTTTGTTGATGGCATACGTATGTACACTAAGCAGGACGGTAAGCTGCATGTTCGTCTGCTACAGCATCGCACTTCCACAGGTAGGTTTAGTGGTGCTGACCCTAACATGCAGAACATGCCACGCGGCGGTACGTTCCCTGTCAAGAAGGTATTCGTATCACGCTTCGACGGTGGTAAGATTATGGAAGCTGACTTTGCACAGCTTGAGTTCCGTGCAGCAGCATTCCTATCACAGGATGGAGTTGCAATTGAAGAAGTATCTACTGGGTTTGATGTTCACGCATACACCGCTAAAGTTATTACCGATGCTGGTCAGCCTACGGACAGACAGACTGCGAAGGCGCATACATTCGCGCCGCTATATGGAGCAACGGGCTTTGGCAGAACGCCAGCAGAAGCCCAATACTACACGCACTTCACGGACAAATACAAAGGGGTCGCAGCTTGGCATTCCAGACTGGCTAAAGAGGCTATAAACACAGGCTACATTACGACGCCATCTGGTAGGCAGTTCGCATTCCCCGATGTTGTACGTAAGGCTAGTGGTCGCGTATCTAACTTCACGCAGATCAAGAACTATCCTGTGCAGTCATTCGCCACTGCGGACATTGTGCCTCTGGCTCTGCTGCATATTGATAAACTACTTGACGGGATGCAGTCATGTGTGGTAAACACTGTTCACGATAGCATCGTAATTGATGTTCATCCAGATGAAGAGGAGAGAGTAATTGAGATAATACAAGAGACTAACAAGGCTTTGCCTGACTTGATCGCTATACGTTGGGGGTTAGTGTTCAATGTTCCACTAGAACTTGAGGCAAAAATTGGCCCCAACTGGCTTGACACCAAGGACGTGTCGTGATATAACTATGGTTTCTGACTCGAAAGAAGGAGTATAAAATACATGAACGAGATCACAACAATTGACACTAACAACTATGCAGCAATGGCTAAAGCAATGGGCATTGCTAACGAGGGTACAAGCAGCAGCAAAAAGTCTAGCACACTTGCTCGTCTTCGTATTCATCACACACCCATCATGGGTATGGCCGAAGTCAATGGCAAGAAGGTGAATGTTGAGGTTGTAGAGGGTGGCCAGTATAAGCTGGAGATTCCAGATGGCCCCACCTACTACGCCTCGTCCGCACGTATCCGCCCTTACATGCAGAGGTTTATGTATAAGCGGTTCATGATGGCGTCTGGTAACACGCCTAATCGTTACGTCAAGACTGTCATGGCGGACACCCTGAACATTGACCTCAAGGACAATGACGGTGGGTTCAACTGCGGTAAACCTGCTGGCTACATCCAAGACTTCAAGTCTCTGCCAGAGAAGACACAGGACTTGATCAAGCAGATCAAACGTGTACGTGTAATCTTTGGCACAGTTGAACTGGTTGATCCTACTGATGATCAGGGTAATCCTGTTGAGGTAGATGTCACTCCGTTTATCTGGGAAGTAGATAATCGTGATGCCTTCAAGGGGTGGGGTGAAGTGTTCGCCACCTTTGCAAAGCAGAAGCGACTGCCTATCCAGCACGTAGTGGATGCTGCTACTGAGGAGCGTAAGCTGCCTAATGGTAACAGCTTCTTCCTGCCGGTGACTACGGTCAACCTGACCAACATCGTGGACATTGAGCAGTCTGATCAAGAACTGTTCACTGACTTCATGGCGTGGGTGCAGAACTACAATGAGTATATCATCAATACATATGCTGAAAAAGCTAATCAGCACGACGATGATGATGACATTGCAATCACCGATGGGATGATTGACATCGAAGATGAGGTAGCGTAATGAACCACCCTGCTGAACTGGCGTTGCATCAATACATGGAGAATGCTGCTAACGGTAAGTCCACTATGTCAGTGGAAACTATCCAGCAAGTAGGTCTTGATGTTATGGGTGCGCTTGCACGTCAGTTTGGTGGGGGCAATAAGCGTGATGAGTTTGGTCTGCGTATGTCTAATGTAGGCAGACCGACTTGTCAGCTTTGGTTTGACAAGAACGAACCAGAGAAAGCACTGCCTCTACCAACAACATTCGTGATGAACATGATGCTTGGAGACATCGTTGAAGCTGTCTTCAAGGGGCTACTCAAGGAAGCAGGAGTGGAGTATGAAGATGATAAGAAAGTTACGCTTGACCTTGATGACGATACATCCGTCTCTGGCACCTACGATATTGTTATTGATGGTGCTGTTGACGATGTTAAGTCAGCGTCTAATTGGTCTTACAATAACAAGTTTGAATCATTCGACACTCTCAGGGTAGGTGATCCATTTGGATATGTGTCCCAGCTTGCTGGGTACGCGAAGGCATCTGGCAAACGTGCCGGTGGATGGTGGGTTGTGAACAAAGCCAACGGTGAGTTCAAGTACGTACCAGCTACAGGACTCGATGTCGAGAAGCAGGTTGAACGTATCAAGGAAACAGCCAAGACGCTGGAGACTAATGAGTTCAAGCGTTGCTTTGAGGCTGTGCCTGAGAAGTTCAGGGGCAAAGAGACAGGCAACATGGTACTTGATCAGAACTGCGTGTTCTGTCGCTATCGTTTTACTTGCTGGCCCGGACTAGAAGAACGCCCATCCGTTGCGTCACAGGCAAAGCAGCCCAAGACTGTAGCCTATGTATCATTGGCGGAAGAATATGCCTAACGCAAAACAATTTCGTGCAGCACGGAAATACGGATACAGGAGTGGACTAGAGCATAAGGTATCTCTCTATCTTGACGAACTCTCTATTGATTATCTATATGAGCAAGTCAAGATTGAGTGGGAAGACCTAGCCTACCGCACCTACACGCCAGACTTCGTGCTGCACAACGGCATTATCATTGAGACGAAGGGCATGTTCACTGCTGCTGACAGACGCAAGCATCTTGCTATCAAGAAACAGCATCCAGCACTTGACATTCGCTTTGTGTTCGAGAATAGTAGGAGAAAGCTACGCAAGGGTGCCAAGTCAACCTACGGTGAGTGGTGTATCAAGTACGGGTTTAGATACTATGACCGCATCATTCCCGAAGACTGGCTTAAAGAGAAGGGAAAGAACAAGCACCCTAAGTTTATCAAGTTTAATGGAACCAAAGTGAAAAGGAGATAATTATGGACACGACCTACGAGAATATACTGGAAGAAGATTTTGTGATCCGTGTCAGACCCACTGTAGATGACGGTGAGTGGACAGGTGAAGTTGACATCTCCATTATTGCGGGTGCTGACAACCCTCTTAATGACGAAGGATATGGCCAGCTTATGCACTTCTGTAAGATGATCTGTTCTACTGTACCAATCATGGAAGCTGACGAATCTATTCGCAATCTTGTGCATACATATGTCATGGAAGTTGTTGACAACGAGGTAGGTTTTGATGTAGAACTTGAGGAAGAGTTGGGCGTCGAGAAAGAGTATGACGGCAATGTCGTCCACCTCACATTCAACAGCAAGACAGGAGGTTCAGCATGAGACACGAGGAGTTTATGAGGCAAGCAGCTATGCAGAGTGACATGGTGAACAGTCCACCACACTACAACAAGTCTGGCATTGAGTGTATTCAGGCTATCGCTGCTGCCACAGAGGATGGGTTCCAGTTCTATCTACAGGGCAACATACTCAAGTATCTGTGGCGTTACCGCTACAAGGACAAGCCACTTGAGGACTTGGAAAAAGCCAAGTGGTATCTGGACAAGTTGATTGAGGAAGTTATGGCCAATGAGAGTTAAAGTATACATCACAATCGACATTGACCCAGAGGAGTACCCCATACCTGCTGATGAGGATGTGGGGATAGAGATTGAGGACGGCATCCGTGAATACTTCTATGATGTAGAGGGTGCTGAAATCAGACATATGAAAACACTAACGGAGTAAGACACCATGAACAATTATCTACCAACAGACTATCAAAACTTTATTGCCCTTTCCCGGTACGCACGGTGGAAGGAAGACGAACAGCGAAGGGAGACGTGGAGTGAAACAGTGTCACGATACTTTGATTATATTACTAAGCATCTGGTCACTAAGCATGACTATCAGCTTCCTGATTCACTGAGGGGTGAACTGGAACAAGCGGTGCTTAACCAAGACATCATGCCAAGCATGAGAGCATTGATGACTGCCGGTCCCGCACTTGACCGCTGTCATGTAGGCGGTTACAACTGCTCTTATGTACCTGTGGATAACCCTCGTGCCTTTGACGAGACTATGTATATCCTCATGTGCGGCACTGGTGTAGGCTTCTCAGTAGAACGTCATCATGTTGAGAAGCTGCCTATCGTCAACGAAGATATGCACAGTACCGATACTGTTATCAAGGTTGGCGATTCTCGTCCGGGCTGGGCCAAGTCCCTGCGTGAACTCATCTCCTTGTTATACGCAGGACAAGTACCCCAATGGGACACCAGCGAGGTTCGCCCTGCTGGCACACGTCTCAAGACCTTTGGTGGTAGAGCAAGTGGCCCAGCCCCACTTGAGGAGTTGTTTGAGTTTATCGTAGACATCTTCAAGACAGCAGCAGGTCGTCGCCTGTACCCAATGGAATGTCACGATATCATGTGTAAGATTGGTGAGGTTGTCGTCGTGGGTGGTGTCCGACGCAGCGCACTTATCAGTCTGTCCAACCTGAACGATGACCAGATGCGTCACGCAAAGGCAGGACAGTGGTGGGAAAACGAGGGGCAACGTGCGCTGGCTAACAACAGCGTTGCCTACAAAGAAAAGCCACAGATGGGTACGTTCATGCGTGAATGGCTGTCTCTGTATGAGAGCAAGTCAGGTGAACGTGGTATCTTCAACAGGCAGTCAGCTAAGAAGCAAGCTGCCAAGAATGGGCGTCGTGATATTGAACATGACTTTGGGTGTAACCCTTGCAGCGAAATCATCCTGCGTCCATACCAGTTCTGTAATCTGTCTGAGGTTGTAGTTCGTTCTACTGACACACAGCAGACACTGACTGATAAAGTTCGCCTTGCTACTATCCTTGGCACGTTCCAAGCCACGCTTACCGACTTCAAGTATCTTCGTTCCATATGGAAGAAGAATACAGAGGAAGAACGTCTGCTTGGCGTGTCACTGACTGGCATCATGGACAATGCTCTGATGGCAGGTAAGTCTGCTCATCTTGGCACGAACATTGGTGCTACACTTGAGGCACTCAAAAATGTTGCTGTAGATACAAACTGTCTTCTGTCAGCAGAACTTGGCATCTCACAGTCAGCAGCTATTACCTGTGTCAAGCCTAGCGGTACAGTCAGTCAGCTTGTTGACAGTGCCAGTGGCATTCATGCCCGTCACAATCCGTACTATGTGCGTACTGTACGTGGGGATAACAAAGACCCCATCACGCAGTTCCTCATCTCTGAGGGTATTCCTGCAGAGCCGGATGTGATGAAGCCTGACAGCACTACAGTGTTCAGCTTCCCAATGAAGTCACCTGCTGGTGCTGTAACACGCACAGCTATGTCTGCCATTGAACAGCTTGAACTGTGGCTCATGTACCAGCGTCATTGGTGTGAACACAAGCCGTCTGTCACCATCTCTGTGAAAGAGGACGAGTGGATGGAGGTAGGTTCATGGGTGTACGAACACTTTGATGAAGTGTCAGGCATCAGCTTCCTGCCATTCAGTGAGCATACCTACAAGCAAGCACCATATCAGGACATTGATGCAGAGCAGTACAAAGAACTCAAAGCACAGATGCCCACTAAGGTTAACTGGGAACTGCTGCGGGAGTTTGAGAAGGAAGACACTACATCAGGCGGACGAGAGTTGGCATGTACGGCTGGCGTCTGTGAGGTAGTTGACATTGCCGCAGCATAGTGGTAAGGTCTGGAAACAAGGTGAGGGGTGGGTGCAATACAACCCACCTCGACACCATCCCTGTTACGAAGAATGGATGAAGATGAAAGAGAAGGAGAAAGACAATGAAGATTAGAGTAGACACTAACACTAAGGATGCAGAGAAAGCTGCTGCGGCATTTGTCCGTATCGACAAGGAAGCATCACCGAAGAGTCTGACACTCAGCCTGAATACATGGGGTGACGAGCATTACAATATTGACTTTGAAGTTGACAGCAAGTATGCACCTGTGCTAGAAGAACTGTTTAACAACGAATACTTTAACGAGGATGTTGACAAGCTATGACGGATGAGGTAATAGTGTTAATCGCAGTTTGGGCTGTCCTGTTTGGGCTATGGTTTGAACTGCGTAGTTTCCGCAAGTGGATGGAAAAACAAACAGAGGAGAAATGAAATGTTAATGGAACGATTCAAGGCTAACCCGTACACCGGTAAAGAAATGTATTACAAGGACAATCCCGAAGCGGTTAAGAAACGAGATGCACGACGCATGTACGTAAACGGCAAGGAGATTTCCAAGAAGCACCCGCTACATAAGCCGGGTCGCTTCAAGTCACTGGATGATGCGTGGTCACATACTAAGATTGAAAGCACCACTCAGGGTGAAGTCTATGTCATCGTCAATGATGCGTGGCCAGAGTGGGTGAAGGTAGGCAAGGCTAGTATCGCAGAGGATCGCCTCAACGGATACCAGACTTCCTCACCCTTCCGTGACTACTCCATCATTGCTACGTTGACAGCAACGGATCGTCATGTTAAAGAGAAGGAAATGCACAAAGCATTCACGCACTTTGCTGACGAGCGTCGAGGTGAGTGGTTCAAGATTGACCGGATAAAGGCAATCAACATCTTTAACATACACGCAATGAACGAACTGAGTAAGGAGTTACAGAGTGAACAAAAGTCTGGCTAAGAACTTTGAAGATGGTCACAGGGCTTTTAATATGGTGGAGCGTCGTAACGGACGCTTCCATCAGGTAGGCAACCCACTGCGCAAGAACACCACTTCCTACAGGGAGTGGCAGCGCGGGTGGGAAGCCGCCTACTTTGAGAACTTGGAGAAACAGGATGAGCCTAGAGCAAGAAGCTAAACAGTGGATGAAGGAGAAACAAGTGAGTACGATTACAGCAACGCTTTATCAAGACAAAGCATGTGAGACAGCAATCTTTCCGAAGCACAGGGCTATGGAGTATCTTGCTCTAGGTCTTACAGGTGAAGCGGGGGAGATTGCCAACAAGGTAAAGAAGTTCATCCGTGATGGAGCCACAGAGGAAGAGTTCCTTGAGAAGAAGATTCAGGTTGGCTATGAGATTGGAGATGTGATGTGGTACTGCGCAGTGCTTGCTCAAGAGATGGGCATGGACTTAGGACATGTCATGGAGAAGAACTTGGAGAAGCTGCACGATAGGAAGAAACGAGGTAAGTTGTCAGGCAGCGGCGACAATAGGTGAGTAAGTGGTTGATGCGAGTGTACGTGGCTGTTGTGGTCACGTACATCGCTTACATAATTGGTGTAGGGTTAGTGCATACAGTGTGTGACTGCTTGCGCTAGCTTCGAGACATCAAGCCACCACGATTAAATGGAAACTCTTCGGGTGCCACCTTCGAGGCATTACGCGCCAAGACCAGATGGCCTACCTGTATAACCTCATCTGCTTCCACGATAGCTTCGCCAGTCTCTCTGTCATAGAAGAAGCCACGCTTGACAGGATCGTACCCTACCTGTGTCCACTCATCTGAATCGAAAGTTTCTTGTGCGTATTTGAATGCGTCATCTGCATTCATGTCAACATACTTACCCTGCATCACAGCAAACGGAGCCTTTTCTCCACCAGTTGCAACTCTCAAAGCAGAGGTCACTGCCTTGTCGCCCGGCTTAATAAAGCTGACATCACGCATTACAACGGTAGGAGCGTATACAGTCTTCAGTTCAGGGTGTGTTAGGGTAGGCACCCATACATCGTAGTCAGTGTACGCATTAATATCTAGACGTGCCGTGATAAGATCGCCTTCGGGTATGGATTTGTTTACACCTACGATACCCTTGGCACGTTGTCCCTTATTCAATGCACTTACAATCTCAACAGGTGTAGCTGGCTCTGGAACTTTCTCAACCCTGCTTATTGGCCTACGCTCATCAGCCATCTTCCTGTATTCACTTACGTCTGCCTCACCGGCTTCTACTTTCTTTGCCATAGCCTGTAGTGTTTCGTCCCTGCCCTTTAGGCTTTTACGAAACTCTTCTGATGTGGCATTGCCGCCTTCTTCTTTTGGCCTACGCCATGCCTTGATGTCATCCTCTGTCAAACCTACAGCTTTTACAGCATCAGACTCCATCAGACTAAATGCGTCATTTGTCTGTGCAGACACGGGATCACCCTCATAATTCGTTAGCTTCAAGTCTTTGCCTTGAGGTGCGCCATAGTCTGTGAAAAGACCGGGGACGGGACGAAAGCCCTCCTCTATTCTGCCAGCTTCATCAACCTCTCCCGCTGTGTCTATAGGCCCAAGTCTTGTTGTCATAGGATCATCCATATCTATCCTTATGACATTCTCTCCGTAGCCTTTACTAAATTGTTTGTATCTATTCTCTTCCTTGAACCGATCTTGAACTTCACGCGCATCAACTTCACCAGAGGCTACCATATATTTAGCATATGCCTCTCTTTTCTCTTCTTCAAAACGCTTTTTAAGATCAACACGTGCTTTTGCTCTCTTAAACAATTCTGTCATGTAGTCACTGCTTGCAATTTGTAAGAGAAGTTCAGGCTCAGTTACAATAGGCATCGCATCTTTGACATCAATTTCGCCCGTCTTTACTTGCTTCATTGTATCTAAGTCGTTTATGATTGCATCCAGTTGGGTTTCAATCATATCAACATCACCCGCCAAAGCATCTGGGCCAAACAATTCTTCTGAATTAGGCAACCTACGGTTACTGTCTGTTTCCTTTACTATGGATTGGAACTCTCTGACCATACCTATATTGTTGCTCATCTGACCTGCCTTCCAATCACGAGGCAAGAACATATATTTATTAGCACCTGCCTGTCTACCTTCATAACGATCAACGGCATGTTGTATTTCGTGTAGCATTATAGAAAGATATCGACGCTTTGTATCTTCATCTTGTATAAACTTTGGCACAACCTCTGGGTTCATACGAATTGTTTTTGTGGTAATATCGTGATGTCCTCCGATACCCTCTGCAATATCATCAGCATCAAGGTACTCTACGTTGTAATCACGTAGGTGTGGATAGTTTTCAAACAATTCAGGAAAATCTATGGCATAAGGCAGCTTTACACCCAGATTAAAATCTGTGTTAATCTTTTCTATTGAGTTTACATCCTCAAGAGATTTAAGGAAATCCGGCCCTACATTAACATCTTCTGTATTGATCTCATATCTTTTAATATCGTCTTCACCCAAAAATACACCGCTTCTTTGGAAGACATATCTCTTCACGAGACGCGCAGCATCCATAGGGTGAACATTTTTATCAATCACGTCACCCATTTCATCGCGCATCTTTATAGTCACATCCCCATATGCTGCAGCCCTTACAAGAGAAGTGCCATCAACTATTTTGTCTGCTGCCTCTGGTGCAATTTCTACTTCAGGAAGTGACTTTACTTCTTCAACTGCTTTTTGCTCCAGATCGACACGCTCTTTAGCACCTGTCCCTAGCTTACCACCGAAGATGCCAAGCACAGTATCACCACTTTCTTTAGCTACCACACGAGCAGTTATACCAGCGGGTGCCATAGCAGCAGGTGCCATCAATGGATCATAGCGTATCTCTGTGCCATCACGATCAATCATGGACTCGTAGCCCATCATCATGCCCATACCGGCAGTCACTTGATCGGAGATAGCATCAGACATGGCAGAAGGTATGGTAGCAATGCTGTCAATAGTCTTGTCCATTACTTCGCCAGAATCAAACAGATCAACAGCATAGTCGAATGCTGCCTTGCTGCCACGGACAATGGGCATATACTCAAGACCAAACTCAGGCTCACCATATTCTGCTGGCTTATATGTTTTGAGATATTCACCGGGTACGCTGTCCATGCCAAGTGTGTCAAGGCGTGTGCGTGTAGTTACTTCAGGCTCAATAACTTCTTGCCTGTAGGGAGTGAACAAGTTTCCTAAGTAGCCCAGTCCAAACGCTTTTGGTTCTGCTTCACGAGTGAGGCCATACTCATAGCCCTCTTCACCTCGCTCCACAATCTCTTCGGGGAACTCGTCTAACTCAACTAGCTGTCTGTCTAGTGTGTTGCTCATTCTGCTTTTAATCCCTTGAGATTAGTTGCTGCCCACGCCATTACATTGATGCGCGTACCGTTAAAGTCAAAATACAAATCTTTCTGTTCTGAAATATCGGTACCGCCATACTGCTCAATGAATATTTGATTCAGTAGATCACGTTCACGTTTATTTGCAGCGTTCCACTCCGCAATATCGGTGCGGCTATAGGGATCACCACGGAACTTAGCCTCTCTGTCGAGCCGTCCTTTTGCCGCAGCTTTTGCATCGATGACAATATTTCCAGCCTCTGCCTTAAGCAGCATTTCTTTCTCTACTTTAGACTTAGCTTGATAGCTAGGGCTGCGGATGAGTGCAGTGAGGCGCATCTGCATATTTGTACCAAGATACGGATCATCTGTTTTACGGGCAAGTTCTTGGCGTGTGTAAAAATCAATCTTGTCATCACGATCACGGCGATACAGATCATAGTATTGCAGACCCAAACGAGACATCTCTTTCTGCACTACATTCTTACGTGTAGTTGTCGCACCAAGAATGTGCTTCTCAAGTGGATCAATAGGACGCAGCGGACCTGTCTTGAAAGGAGACACTGCGGGAGTGTCATAGTCACGTGTAGTGAGTGTGCCATCAGTCAGTGTAGCGATAGGCAGGTCAGGCAAACTACGAGTGGTCAACATATACATGTAGTCAAACATGTTCATGTCACCGTCCCGTGTAGCCGGTACATTGGCAGCACGTTGATCATCGAACAGCAGAGGATACGCATCTTTGGCTACACCGCGACCACCAAGAGGGATCATGTAGCGACCTAGAATATTGCCAGTAAATTCTGCACCACGCGCTTCTAGTTCCGTCATTTCATTGACAAATGTTCCATCCATGATACGATCTACAAGAGCAAGACTTAAACCGGTACGGAATGTAGAACCAAACATGGCTTCTGCAGCGGCTCTGCCGTAGTATTTAGCAGCATCTCTAGGCAAAGTTTTAGTTTGTGCGCGGTATATGTAATCAGCAGCTACCATGAATGGTGCCATTGGACCGTACACTGCTTTACCATTAAAGTAATCATCGTCGTTCTTTTTAATCTCAAACCATTCAGCCTCTGTGCCTTGTTTTGCTCTCCACATATAGGCAGCACTCAGCATAGACCAACCGGTAAATTGTTTAGCCATAACTTCTTGGGGTGAGTTGTTAAACATACGCATCATACCAATCAGAGGGGCATATTCGTATTGAAACTTTATTTGGTTTGCAATAAAACGAGGGAACGGCATGAAAGACGAGATGAGAAAAGGAACCTTTTGTTGTGCGTTAATAGCAAAACGTCCAACTGGTCCTACATCAGACGACTGATACGTAAACTTGTAAGCATCCTCAACCGCCTCACGGAACATATCGTCTGTAATCTTATCATAGTCAGCATTCTTAAGAACTTCAATAAGATCAAGGTCAGACTTGTCACGAAGCTGTCTCTTGAGTGAAGCAGACAACATGGCTTGTTTGAAGATGTTATCAGATGCAGTGTTGAGGAAGTTAATCTTCCGACCAATGGTTACAAGTGCTGTCTCACCCTCTGTCTGTGCAGCAAGGTCGGCAGCATCACGAAATAGTTTACTTGTTTCATTGGGGAATTTTTCAGACAGAAGTGTCCTAATGACACGGGCTTCGTATGGATCAAACACACCCTGTGCCATGTCAAGGGTGCCATCAAACGGATTACGTAACTTGCCACGTCTACCAAACGTAGCTACATGAACACCATTCTCAATCATGTTGTCCATAGCACGTGTGGTAGCATCAACAGCAATGCGAAACCCGCCACCCATAGTGTTACGCATGGTAGTTGCTGGCTGCACTGTCAATGATGCAACACCCAGTGTATCAAAGTCCTTGAACATTTGATACGCTTTTGACATAGCCTTCTTACCAGAGGTAAGTGCCTTTGCTTCTTCTTTTGTGAAGGGAGATTTGCCAGCACGATTGATGACATCAAGTTCGCCTAGAAGACGCTTGACTTGTCCCTGTGCCTGTAGGCTACGACCTGCTTCGGATATTTCCGCAAGATAGATAAGAGAAAATTGGTCGTAGTTTAGATTATGATCACGAAGAATATTACCAATCTCAGGAATAATTTCTTCGTCGCCCTCTCGAATTAACTGCGTGATAGCGGTGGTGATACGATCACCTTCTTTGAGGTTCAGTCTTTCTTTTGCTTTAATAGATGCAGCAGCGATGTTGCGTACTACGTCTGAACCCAGAGCAGCTTCCATCGTATCAGATGGAGAGAGTTCACGACGCAGCTGACGCCCCTGAAACACCTCATCTGGGTCAAGAGAGTTTAGTGTCTTCTTAACTTTTTCTACTTCAAGTGGTCCTGCTTGTTGAATAACTTCATCCGACTTTGCAGAAGCAATACGAGCCTTTTCTGCTGCTGCAATCTTAGCTGACTCTGCAATTTCATTTGCTTTGTTTGCGCGAGATACAGCAACCATGCCTGTAGGAAATCCTAAGACACCGCCAGTGACCGCGCTACTTAGTCCGGTGATTGCAGTTCGATCAAGCGTAAATTCTTCTTCAAGACCTGTCTTTACACGGGTTGCTGTTTGCATAGCACCCTGACCAGCACCAATAACACCCTCTACTGCTGTGGCCTTACCCGCTGACTTAAGACCTTCCATTAGCATTTTACGAATGCCAAGTTTAGTGGCCTGTATACCGGCAACCGTAGCTGCCTTACCACCACCGCCGGATATAATACCTGCATAGGTAGATGGTGCTGTCAGAATAGATGCTGCATAGTCACCCATCATGCGACCTGAGAAGTCGGTATCTACTTTATCATATACGTCAAGCAGACGAGCAAAGGCTTGCTTCTCTTCCTCAGACGCATTTTGCGCATAGTGAAGATCACGAAGCGTAGTTACTTCGTTTGTATTGTGATAACGCATATGCTCAAGAAACTTGTTCTTGACTTCATCAGGCGTTAACACCCCCGTTTCACGGCTGCGTGTACGCAAAAACAAACTGGCATCGTCCAAAAAATCTTGATCCAATGCCAGTTCGTCTTCAGTAATATCTTCTTGTCTGTTGTATGGCTTAAGCATTTGTTTGCCTATTACTTAGTAATGCTTTTATTAATTAAACCAACTTCTTTTGCGGCTTCGTCATACGACATTCCTTGATCCATTAATGCTTTCATAGTCTGTGTAAGAAGGGAGCGTATTTTACTTTGGTCATCTTGGTCTGTAGGGTCAAGCCCTTTAATTTGTGATCTAGTAGCATCAGATATTTCTTGAATACTCATGTTGCTAAAATCAATAATCTGCTCTTCTCCGTTGTTTGCACCTGGAGGTTTGCCAGCATTTCTGAGTTTCTTAGCTTCTGCCTTGGCAAACTCAGCAGCTTTTACAGCAGCTTGGGCTTCAGTATAGCCCCCACCAGTCGGTGTTTGAAGACGGTTGTATTCTTGAAGGGCTAACAATCCTGCCCTCTGAGCCATTTCTGCTAAATTTTCTTTTCCTTGAGGAGTTATTCTGTTTCCAGAAACATCATATCCTACATTAACACCTAGTGCAAATCCTGCAGCAGATTCAAACTGCCTAAATTCAGATTGTGAATAGGCACCTGTACCACCTATTGTTTTTTCAATCTGTGCTTTTTTATACGGATCAAGCAGCGTTACTGTTGCACCTGACGGTGCTTCTCCATATTCATAATCAGCACGAGCATATGCTCTCATTTGTGACGGGTCTTGACCAGTCAATGCTTCAAAACTCTTAAGGCGAGACTGCATGAACATACCAGACAAGCCACCATCAACCGCTTCTTCAATGGGTTTACCGGCATTAATTTTGCCTACTGCTTCTCCAAGCCAATCAGATGCTGTTTTACCAGATGCTTCATAGCCCGGAGCAAAGCTAATAATATCAGCTACAGGAATAGGCTGTCCACCGCCTTCAAGTCCTTTGATGTGTTCTACGATAGAGTCACCGCCATCTGCCTCATATAAAGCTGCACCAATTTGATCATCTGAAAAACCGCGAACTTTTAAAAACTTCATATTGTTTGTCATACGAAGTGTCTTCATTTCATGTTTATCTTTTTCTTCTTTAGCGTCTTCATTCCAGCTATTAAGCTGTTGATCCATGAAGCTAAAAGCATCCTTGCGTGTTTCTTCTATAATTTCAGAACCACGTTTAGCTGCACCAGCAATAGCATATTTCAAACTAAAGCCCATTATTTTTTCCTCGCCATAAGACCACGAACAACTTCTTCAGTTTCTTCTGTTGGCATTTCTTCTTCAGGCTGTTCTTCTTGCACTGACAGTGTATCTTTTTCGGAACGAAGTTTATCCATAACAACAGCCACCTGAGAATCCGTGGAAGCATTTTCGTCTGGCGCAGTCATAGATGTATACTCTACTCCTACTTTATCTGCCATGCCTGTAATGACTTCATGCAATGCAGGAGCAATAATCATGCCAACATCTACGCTGTGCAGACCTTCCATTACGCCACCAAGTTGCATGGTATCTACCAGTTTATCGACAGGCAGACCCATCTTCAACAGGTCAAACATTTTCTGAGTTGTACGTTTGTCAGTAATTTTTTCTACATAAAATGCCAGTGCTTCATCTGGCGTAGAAAACTCAGGAGGTCTCTGCCACGGACGACCGCCCAAAGGTGCCGTTAATGACTGACCCGGAATAGGCGCATCCATTGGAACTTTGGGCATATCTCTGTCGATCATTTCATCATTTCCCGTGCGCGACGAAACAGGCGTTCTGCTTCTGGTTCATTTTTACTGGACATTGTACCAGAATTACGGCGCAAAAGCAATCCCTTTGTTCCTGAGTCAACAGGTTTTTGTGCGTTCTGCATTTGCGCACGTCTGTTAATATTTCGGATTGCGTTAGCTGTCATACGTGTATTCATAATTACCTCAGAAACCCTCCGGGCATAAGACCCGTGCTAAGAATATCAGTGATAAACCCGCCTACTGCGTTGCTTGATTCATAATCTGCTTTAAACTTAGCAACGTCTCGTTGCGCATCAGCGTTAATAGAAGCAACGGCAAGATTAGCTTGCCTATCGGCTTCATTGTCAGCAGTAGTCCATGCCCACTCCATAGTGTCAGCAAAATACTGCCACAAGTTTTCGTAGGCTTGCTCAGAGATACCAAGCACTGCTTGTGCATTAACTTGATTAGCGGCATTGACTGCAGCAGTATCAGCCGTAGCAATCTGCCTACGCCACTGAGCATTGGCCTGTGCAATGGATAACTGGTTCTGAGCATTAAACTGATCACGCTGGTTGTTTAGTTCAGCATTGAAACGCTCAACCGTGTTTGCCTGACCCGCATTGAACTGGCCCTGTGCATTAATCTGTGCAGCGTTAAACTGCGATACCTGATTAGCAAGGCTGGCAAAGAACTGATCAACTTGGTTCTGCGAAGTTGCATTGAACTGTTGTGCAGCATTCTCTGCAGCCTGATCTGTAAACAGTGACTGGATACGCTGTTGTGCCTTCAGTGTCTCAGTTTGCTGCTGATTGGATAGATTAGCCATATCCATATTAAGGAATGACTGGGCATTCTGAACTGCAGCTTGTTGACGATTGTTTAGATTAGACAGGTCCATGTTAGCTAGCGCACTAGCTTCTGCAATAACCATCGCCTGTGAATTTGACAGGTTATTGAGGTTCATCGTGTTGGCAGCACGGCTATTCTCAAGCTGTACCTGTTGCTCTGCAGTAAAGTTCATGTTAGCAATGTCGCTAATCTTAGAAGCGTTTGCTACACGCGCTTGGAATGCTTGGTCAAACTCTTGACCCATGAACTGCGCACGTTGCTGTGCAGCAAGCATGGCACGTTGTTGCCTGTTAGACAGGTTCTGTGCCTCAAACTGCGCACGAGTGGCAGCGTCTGCCTGTGCAATAGGAAGAGCAGCCTCAAGCGTAGCCTGAACAATTGCCTGACCAGCGAGGCTGCTTGCGCCTAGTCCACGTGCAGCCATCTGTGCTGTAGCATTACGCATAGCACCGGCAGCCCATGCAGGTGGATTGGCAGCATCAAAGTTAGCAGTAAGATTGGCAAGCTGACCCTGTACGGTAGCCTGTGTAGATGGTGTAGCTTCTGCTGCTTGTACCTGTTCAGTAAATGTGGCTGCAGTCTGTGCATCAGCAGCAGCACCACTGATAAGTTCACCACTTTGAATGTTTCGCTGTACCGGATTGTCAATAAGAACAGCGTTACCCTGTGCAGCCTGTAGATTACCCACACTAGATGCTGTTTGCTGGGCCGCAGTGACCTGCGCACGGGGGTCTACAGTACCCTGTGCTGCCTGTGTAGCGGCAAGTGCAGCATCAACCGCTGGTGCGGCTTGTGCGGCTTGCATCTGAGCAGCCTGTTGTTCTTGCACAGGTGCCGCACCTGCAGTCTGTGCCATTGTGGTAGGCACTGCAACTGCACCAGTAAGTGTACCAACCTGCGGTGCGATATACTGACCTGCCTCACTAGGGGTGAGTGCAGCTTGTGTTACGCCGCCAACAGGCAGACCCGGCTGATACATACGTTGGATAGATGCTTCTGTTACAGTTGGTGCTTGCTCTGTCTGTGCAGCAGGTGGTGTGGTTGTAGTGGGTGCCGGTGCTACAGTACCAGTGTTTGCAGCAGGTTTTGTGACGGGTTGAATACCACGTGGGTCATTCATCACAGGTGTACCGGGTAAGGGAAATGCCCCCGGCCCTGCACCAAATAGGTCAGGCTTGTCAAACGAACCTTCGTAAGTATAAGGACTACTTTTTTGCACACCACCACCAGTCTGCATCTTCACTACACCACCACGTGCCATCTGCACAGCAGCGTTAGTGTACCGTTGCATCTGCTGTTGACGCATTGGGTCTTGCTCAATGTATTGCTGGAACTGGCCCATGTCACCAGAATAGCCCATTGCCTTTGCAATCTTATTCATTGCTTCAGGTTTGAATGCTTTGAACATTGCCATTATTTACTTCCTTGCAATACTTTGTCCAGCTTATCTTCGACACGGTGGAGTGCCTCCATGACACGGTTCATGTCGTCACGTAATTCAAACTTCGTGGCGTACTCTTCACGGGTACGATTGAGCAGGATTTCCAATCGTTTCTGTTCCACTGCCATCCGGTTAATCCACCAGCCACTGCCAGCAAGCAGACAGCCAATCAGAACATCAATGAGGCCGGACATCTCCATCAGTCAGCATCCGCAATGGTCAAGTCACCGGCTGCGACCTGACGCATGATTTCGTCGTAGTGGCGGTTGGCTGGGTCACACGGCACTTGCATCTCAACGCCGTCAATCGTGCATTTAATCGTGGCGTTAGACTGCGACGTATACTGGGCGTCTGTGATTGTCATTTCGTTCATTGTTACAACTCCGCATCAAATTCAATCTTGGCAGAGGCATTGTTGGAACGCACAATACCTGCCTGTCCCGCCGTTCCACTAATGTCTGTATTGTTGTAAGCACTGAATTGCTCTGTGCTACCATTTTCAAAACTGACAGAGTTAAAGGCATCAGACGTATTGTTGCGATAGATAATGTAATAGTTCGTCCCAGTTGTGTCGGTGGCAGTCGGTGTTGCCCTCATCGTCGTAGGGTAGCGGAACATGAAGCTGACATGCGTATTGTTATAGTACCAGCCAACACCAATCTCTTTGCTGCTGCCCTCAAGAAACTTGAAATAATAGCGTTGTGCTTTCTGAAGCGTGACCCCATAGGGTTCATGCTCAAACGGCGTGGCCGTCTCGCCAACCTCAAGCTGGACTCCGGTGATGTAAAACTCATTGCTAGTGCTTGACACAAGATTACCAATGTCATCTCTGTAGTCGGCTCTTGTAGTTGACCAAGCAGTGCTGTCAGATGAC